CTTCTTCTTCTTAGGAGCAGCCTTCTTCATTTTTTTGGCTGCCATCTTCTTAGCGCCCATCTTCATTTCCATCTTCTTCTCAGCCTTTGATTCCATCTTCTCGCCCATAGCGTAAGACTTGGCTGCTTTCTTGCCCTTTGCTGTGTAAGGAAACTTCTTTCCGTTTACCATTGGCATATCTATACTCCTAGTTCTTTCATTACCGCTGCTGATTTTTTATTGATGTGTTTGGCTGGTGGCATCTTGCCAGCGTCATAGGCTTTACCTAATGTCTCACTAGCCTTTACTGCTTCCTGAATCTTCGCCATTGAAGTTCCAGAAGGTTGGATACCTTGTGCCCTAGCCTCTTTATAGGCATCCAATTCTTTGTTGAATGACTTGTTAGTCATTGCTTTGCGGCTATCTGCATCACCAGCATTCATCTGGACAGATAAACCTTTACATCCAAAACAGCCGTCTACATACTCAGGATGATATTCCCAGTGCTTCATACGGCAGTAAAGTTTTCTTCAGTAATGCCTACACCGCCAGCAATAAGTGATGCCTTAGTGGCATCATCTACTGTGTAGTTATATCCGCCCCGATAAACAACTGGATAATTGAGTAGGTCACTATCTTGTGGATAACGTATCTGTGCATAGTCACCATCAGTGTCTCTGACAATGGTTATGCCACGGTCTATCTTGTAAAAGTAGAATAGACGTGCTCCACCTGCGGGACCTTCTAGCACCGTTGGTGTCTTAAAGTTCCATTCAGTCATAAGTCCTCCTAGTGAACTCACCATCAGGCAGAGTTTCAAGGCTCTGCCTGACAGTCAATCAACTAAAGAGCAGCGATTGATGAACCAGTTTCAATGCGATACAACGCTTCATCACGATAGATGGCAAAGCCGAGTACGCCGTACCAGCCCATTGGGCGGAAGCGCATCAACTTGTCAGTTACGTTACCGATAACGATGTGTGGTTCTTCGGCTACAGCCTCAGCAAGTGCTTGCTGTCCGCAGACGATTGTGTCAAAGACACGGGTTACTGGAGTTACAGTGACTACAGTTGTAGCAGTAACAGCAGCAGTGAACGCTGTGTCTACAGTAATTGTGGTTGTTGAACCAGTTGTGCTGATTGCAGTAATCTTGGAACCTGAAGCGATTCCTGTTCCAGCAATCTTGTCTCCTGCTTCAGCGCGGGTTGCGATAACAGCAGAAGAAGCGACACCGAAGGTGAAGCCTGCTGATGTACCTGCAACAGTTACAGCGGTTGTAGTAAGAGGAGTCTGGTCTGCACCTGACTTAGAGTTAGCAAGACGTGGTGACTCAACGAAGAACGCGCCTTCGTAATCTCCGATTTCGCCTGCCCAAATCTTGTCAACAGATGGTGAAGTATTAGCGTGAACGAAGTTCCAGCCCATATTTCCAGTCTCTGCACGAAGGTCGTGTGAAACTTCTGGGTGGATACCTGTCCAGTAAAGGGAACCACGACGTGCCTTAGCCTTATTGGCGCGGAGTTTTGCAACTGCGCGACGGATGTCGGCTGAGTCAATGGTATCGGCAGCATCAATTGTTGCAGTTGATGTTGCGTTACCGCCGTAAAGAACGTTTGAACCTGCGCCGAGTGTGTTCATTGCTACAGTATCAATAGAATCAGCAAGGTTGTATGCAATGATATTTGCAATTGCTGGGTCTACGTCTGCAAGTGAGAACAACTCAAGAGCACGGGTTACGAGTACTGCATTACCATACTCATTAAGAGTAATGGTTACAGATGTTGGTGTTGTTAGAGAAACTGCATCTGGGTCAGTTGTCTCAGTAAGAGTTGATGTTGCTTGGTCAAGGTCAACGTACTTCTGTAGAACTACGGTTGAACCTGGGAAAGCCTGCTTAGCAGGACGCTTGTCTGCGACTGAACGAATAAGTGGTTCAGAACGTAGCGCAAACTCAAGAAGACGGTCATACGCCTTCTGTACTAGACCAGCACCACCGACGGAACCTCCGAGCGATGTGCTCGCGGTTGACGTATATTGGTTGGACATTTTTTTGCGTCACCTCCAGTGACTATGAACGGTTAGGAATTTCGTAGAAGATGAATCAAATCATCCATTGATTCCGCGTTTTCCATACGCGCTTCAATGTCTACGAGTTTGTCTGGAGTTAATCCGCCTTGGGTAAGAACATCTTGCTGGCGTAGTGCCGCAAGGTTCTGCTGCGTATCTTCATTCTGGACCTGTGGGGTATAGCCAATAATATCTCCGTTATCACGGAGCCAAGAGTCAATAGACTCCTCAGTGGCATCCTCTACATCTTTCAGAATAAGGCGTGCAGCCTTAGCGTTTACTCCCTTTTTTGCTAGGACTTCAGAGACGGTCTGTTCCCGTTTTTCCTTGACGAATCCTTCAAGTTTTTCGGTCAGTTCTTTAATACGCTTCTCATCGGCTCGCTTGGCTTTTCTTAGTTTCTTAACTAAATCATCACCGCTTAACTGATGGTCAGGTACTTCTACGTCGTCTTCTTCGTCATCCCAGTAGTTGTTGCTCATAGCAACCACCCTTTCTATTTGTAGTTAGTCGCAAGCCACAGTTCTATCCAGGGGCAGATAGGCTGGCTCTTGCTACCAGTCTTATACACCGCGTGGGGCTGGTTGGTCCACGTCGGGATTCTAGAAGTTGCTTCTTGCTGCTTGGTCTAAGGCTGTTTTACCTAAACCACTAGCGCCACCAAAGGCTGCTATTTCACGTTCTGTTAAAGCACGGCGCTTACGTTGCGCTGATGCAAGAGTATTAAATACTTCTTGTTCTGCTTCTGCCTGACCATACTGGTCAAGCACTCCGCCATAAATCTGGCTAAGTTTTGTAGCGCCAGGCAATATGTCAGCAATAGTTGCATAACCTTTTTGAGCCTGTGCTTGCGTAACACCTTGTGCTGCTAATTGCTCTGAGACTCCAACACCAGCCTCAAGTCCTTGACGGCGTGCTGCTGTACCAATTTCGGCTGCTGCAACTTGACGTTCAATCTTTTGGAACTGTTGATTAGGGTCTAAAACATAAGCAACAAGGTCAGTATTGCCAATGCCATAGTAGTCACGGAGAGTAGACATAACCGCAGGGTCGGCATTCTGTACTCTTTGAACCGCTGTTACTACACGGCTAGATAGTTCTGCTGCCGATATATCGTTACTAATAAACTGGCTGACGTAATCATCGTTGTCAAATTGCTTAAGACCATAGGCTCTAAGAATCTGACGATACTGGTCCTCAAGACCAAGGTATTCTCCAGGCTGTAATACTGACAAACCTTTTTTAATACGGTCTGTATTAGCACGGAATCTTTGTTGATACTCAGGAGTTTCTTGAAGTTGTAAAGTAATGGTTGCTTCAGTTGCACCACCAATAGCAAGTTCTCTAATTTTAGGAACAAGACTTGCCAGACCAAACTTAGTAAAACGGTCAGTCAGTGCAAGAATTGCATTATCAGCACGTTCTTTTCTAGCGGCTGCGTCTGCTGCTGCTGCATCTATCTTAGCCTGATTTTGTGCTGCAAGAAGCGCAGCATTCTGTGCTTGTAATTGTTGCAATAATGCTAATACCGCTGGGTCTGTATTCTGAGGAATTACTGGCGGAATTATTGGAGGAGTTATTGGAGGAACTATTGGCATTACTGGTTTTGGCGTAAGCATTCCAGTATTAGGGTCAAGGGTTGCGCCAGTTTGAATAGCAACAGTAGCAGCATTTTTAGCAGCATCTAGTTGTGCTTGTTTAGCAGCCAAAGCATCTGCTTGAGCAGCCTTAATATCTGCTTCAGCATCAGAAACTGCGGTCTTGCTGGTACTAACTGATTCTAATAAAGCAGCCTGTGATTCTTCCAAGGTAGGGACCATAGGAGATTCTGAATAGGGAACACGGTCTTCCTCTGGAAGACGAGACTGTATTCTTGCCCACTCTGCTTGGCTATATTTTCTCTTTGGCATTAGGCAAGACCCCAATCACGAAGTACTTTAAGTCCAAGGTTGTCAAAAGTATCTCTAGCATTTTTTGTGTATAACCACTGGTCAGAACTTTTAATAATCTTTTCTGCCTCCCATAAAGGAACAATTTCTTGTTGCTGAGTTTTGGGATTCATATATCCAACTAGTTGCTTAAATGTAGGGTCATCA